TACAACCATACGTTCAGAAACTACCTCCTCAAACTCTTTATCGAACTTTGATTGATTTAATACCTAAGGGTAGACATTACTTAAAGTATGTAAAGGGTAGTAAAACTACTAACTACGAAACTTGGTTGCAAGAAATCATAGTAAGAGAGTTTGAGTGTTCAATTAGAGAGGGAGATGAATACTTAGATATCTTACACGCAACTCGTAATGGAAGAGAAGAGATTAAGAAGTTGTGTGAAAGATATGGAATCGAGGAAAAACAAATTAAAAAACTAAAACTAAAAGTTTAATGTCAATCGTTATAGAATCTCATAAGGGAATAGAGGTTCTTCGAGATGACCTTTTATCTGGAGGAACTAAATCAGTACTTCTAAAAAACATATTAAATACCACCTATGATGAATTTGTTTATCCATCACCTGTTTATGGGGCAGCTCAAATAGCATTATCATCTTATTGTAAATCCATAGGTAAACAAGCAACTATCTTTTGTGCAAAAAGAAAGAAATTACACCCAAATACTCAAAGGTGTTTGGATTTGGGAGCAAAGGTAGTTGAAATACCCTATGGATACCTTCATGTAGTTCAGTATCATGCTAAAAACTATTGTGAAGAAAATGGTGCATATCTATTACCATTTGGATTCGATACTGAAGAATCAAAAAACTTAATAGCAAATAGAACGAAAGAAATCATATCCGAATTGGGTTACGAACCTGATGAGATATGGTGTGCATTGGGAAGTGGTGTTTTGATGGAAGGTATTATCAGAGGAACAACCACATCTAAAATCAAAGCAGTTCAAGTTGGTAAAGAATACAATATAGGTATTAGACAATTTGAAGAAGGATTTAATCGATTAGAGATATTCAAACACAAATTACCATTTGAGAAGATTACCAAATTCAAATCAGATTTTCCATCCACACCAAATTACGATTTGAAAGCATGGGAAATGTGTAACCAAAATAGAGGTGATGGTAGAATTCTATTTTGGAATGTTTTTTAAAAAAAGATTTGGATATTCATTAATTTTTTCGTATATTTGTAATACAAATAAAAGATTATGGCAAAAGTAAGTTTCTCACAATATCAATTATATTCAACGTGTCCACGTTCCTACAAACTTAGGTATATTGATAAGTTGGGGGAGTCCTCCGCCAACATTTATACGATTTTCGGAACCGCAATTCACGAAACAATCCAACATTTCCTTTCGGTAATGTATGGGGTTTCTAAGAAACAAGCAATGGAAATTAATACTGATAAATTGTTGTTAGATTGGATGAGAAAGGAATTCCTCAAAGAGAACGAAAAGTTGAGTGAGGGTACAATATGTACTCAGTTAGAATTAGAAGAGTTCTATGGTGATGGTAGACGAATCTTAGAATGGTTTAAAAAGAAGCTAGATAAGTTTTACACTAAATCGGGGTTTGAATTAGTTGGTATTGAAATTCCCTTAAATACCAAAGTAAAAGAAGGTGTACACTTCATTGGGTTTGTAGATATCGTGATGAAAGACCTATCGGATAATTCAATTATTATCATTGATTTGAAAACTTCAACAATGGGATGGAATAAATACCAAAAATCTGATAAGTACAAGAATGCACAAATTGTAATTTATAAGAAGTACTATTCAGAATTATTCAATGTTCCATTAGATAAAATTAAAGTGGAGTATCAGATTATGAGAAGAAAACTCTATGAAGATGCACCATTCCCGATTCCATATATTTCAAGACACGTACCTGCAAATGGTAAACCAACAGTTAATCGAGTTCATAAAGAATTTATGGAATTTGTTGATGAAGTATTTGATGATGAAGGTAAGTTTAGAGATTTACCTTACCCAAAAGTACCAGGTGAACGGAAAAAGAATTGTAAGTTTTGTGAATTCTTAAGTAGAGGATTATGTGATGGGAAACCATCGTAAAAAAATATTTCTATATACTTATATATAAAGATATATAAATGAGATATGGAAACAAAACTAACAACCGTAAAAATTTTAAAAGATGTCTACTCAAATTTTAAACAAGTTTCTTTCGAATCTAATGTTACACTTCAAAAGATAGTTAACAGGACAGTTGAAAGATATGTTTCTGATTTAGAATTTAGACACGAAATGAATGAATATACTGCTTTACAATGTAGTGGTTCACAATTTTAAAAAAAGTTATTGATAATAAGTTATGAGTAAAAAGAAAATTCTTCTCCTCTCAGATGATATGAGAATGAGTAGTGGTATCGCTACAATGAGTAAAGCACTTGTAATGGGTACCGTTGATAAATACGATTGGTTCCAAGTAGGTGCAGCAATTAATCATCCCGATAAAGGTAAGATTCTTGATTTATCTCAAGATATGAAAAATAGAACAGGTGTAGAAGATGCAAATGTAAAAATTCTACCTTGGACAGGTTATGGAAATGCTGATTTGTTAAGACAAGTGATGAATCAGGAAAAACCTGATGCAATCCTACACTTTACTGACCCTCGTTATTGGACATGGTTATATGATATAGAGCATGAAATCAGAGAAAATTGTCCAATCCTTTATTACACAATTTGGGATGATTTACCTGACCCACTATATAATAGAAACTATTATGAATCATGTGATTGGTTGGGTGCAATTTCACGTCAAACTTATGGTATCGTTTCTCGATTAACTAAGAGAACTGATAAACCAACTTGGAAACCTCACTCTAATTGGCAAGTATCATATGTACCACATGGGATTAATCCTGAAGAATTCAAACCCGTAGAAGTAAACTCAGAATTTAAAAGTAAATTACTTGTGGGTAAAGAATATGATTATGTATTCTTTTGGTCAAATCGAAACATCCGTAGAAAACAACCATCGGATGTGATTATGGCATTCAAAGAATTTTGTGATAGAATTGGTGAAGAGAAAGCCAAGAAGGTTGCGTTATTAATGCACACCACACCAAAGGATAATAATGGTACTGATTTACCAACCGTGGTAGAAACACTCGCACCTGGTTGTAATGTAATCTTTTCAACTAATAAATTAAATACTGAGCAATTAAATCAACTATATAATCTGGCGGATTGTACAATTAATATTGCTGGTAACGAAGGGTTTGGATTAACAACCGCAGAATCAGTAATGGCGGGAACTCCAATCATTGTAAATGTTACAGGTGGGTTGCAAGACCAATGTGGATTCAAAATAGATGGTGAGTATTTAACCGCTGAAGATTACATTGAAATTGGCTCACTTCATAGATGGAGAGATTGGGAAGATAAAGTAACTTGGGGAGAGTGGGTAAGACCCGTGTGGAGTAGAGTACAATCACTTACAGGTTCAGTTCCAACACCTTACATTTGGGATGATAAAGTTGATATCTATGATGTAGCAACAGCTATGGAAGAGATGTATAATAAACCAAAAGAAGAGTTGAAGAAGAATGGTTTAGAAGGTAGACGAGCATTCATTGAGGATATGGGATTATCATCTGATAATATGTGTCAACAATTAGTAAATGGTATTGAATCTACTTTTGAAAATTGGAAACCAAGACAACGTTACGAACTATTCAAAATCAAATAAGATGATGTACATTAAGAAAACACAAGAATACTTTGATAAGTTTAGTGGTAGGGATATTAGAGGATTATCTCACTTATATTCTCAGAATGTACACTTAATTGATTGGGATATTGATATTGAAGGTAAAGAAGAAGTACTAAATACAAACGCATCTTTATTTGATTTAGATTTTACTTTGGAAGTACATAATATCACACACTCAGGTAACAAAACTTTCAATGAGATTACCATTACTATTGGTGATACAATTCTAAACGTTATGGATGTAATCACCTTTAACGAAAATTACCAAATTACAAATATTACCGCATACAAAAGATAAGAAGTTATGAGCAAACCTTTATTAGTATATCAAGCACCCGTATTCACTCGTAGTGGTTACGGAGACCATGCAAGAGATGTTCTTAAGAGTTTATTTGATTTAGATAAGTACGATATTAAAATTGTACCAACTCGATGGGGAAATACCCCACAAAATCAGGCAGACCCAACAACCGAGTTTGGTAGACAAATGTTAGCAAATGTAGTTACTCAAGTAGATAGAAAACCTGATATTTTTATTCAAATGTCAGTTGCTAATGAATTTGAACCGAAGGGTAATTATAATATTGGTATCACTGCCGGTGTAGAAACAACCGTAATTCCAAAAGAATTTATCGATGGTGCAAATAAAATGGATTTAATTTTAGTCCCATCTCAGTTTACAAAATCATTATTTGATAAAACTCAATTCCAAGAACAAAATAAGCAAACAGGTGAAGTTATTCGAGTTTACAAAGTGGAAAAACCCGTTGAAGTTCTATTTGAAGGAGTTGATGTAGGTACTTACATTAATTACCCTAAATCAGATGTAGATGTTTTAGATGGTATTCAAACTGATTTTAATTTCTTATTTGTTGGACATTGGTTAAAAGGTAATTTAGGACAGGATAGAAAGGATGTTGGTATGGTAATTAAAACATTTTCAACTGTATTCAAATATCTACCAAAAGATAAAAGACCAGGACTTATTCTAAAAACATCTCATGCAGGATTCTCAGTAATTGATAGAGAAACTACTCGAGAAAAAATTGAAAACGTAATTAAAGATTTGGGTGATGATGTACCTCCAATTTATTTACTACATGGTGATTTAAAAGATACCGAAATGGCTCAACTTTACAATCACTCAAAGGTAAAAGCAATGGTATCATTTACTAAAGGTGAAGGATATGGTAGACCTCTTGCAGAATTTGCATCAACGGGGAAACCAGTCATTGTATCTAAATGGAGTGGTCATGTAGATTTTCTACCCAAAGAACATACAGTCTTCTTAGATGGTCAGTTAACTGACGTAGATAAATCTGCTCAAGATAAGTTTTTACTAAAAGAATCAAAATGGTTTACCGTAAATTATTCAAATGCAGCTAATAAACTTTATCAAGTATTCAATGAATACGATTCATTCTTACAAAAAGCATCAGGATTACGAACTAATATTGTAAATAATTTTACAATGGAAAAAATGACT